AAGGGAAGCTTTCTTGTAAGGATGGGTTCAGCTAAAGGCCCACTTAAAGATGAGAAGGGTAGACCAACCAGATTAAAATTGTCGCTTGTGGCTTGGGGTCATAATGGCGATAAAGCAAGTGCAGTTGCTAAAGGCAGAAGGCTTTTAGCTAGATATCAGAAACAAAAGGAAGCAAAGAAAGGAAAGTAATCATGCCGATGGGTAAAGGTACTTATGGTTCAAAGGTAGGTCGTCCAGCAAAGAAGTCAATGCTTACTGGGCAACAAAAAACTTTGCCAAAAGAGTTGCAGAAAAAAATTGTTAAAGCAAAGATGAAAAAGTAATGCCTGTAAACGAAGCTGGTAATTATACAAAACCTAAAATGCGCAAAGCTTTGTTTGAAAGAATTAAGGCTGGCGATAAGGGTGGCAAGTCTGGTCAGTGGTCTGCTCGCAAGGCGCAGATGCTAGCAAAGGCTTATAAAGCTAAAGGCGGCGGCTACACATCATGAAGCCATCACAGAAATCTTTGCGTGCTTGGACAAAACAAAAATGGCGCACTAAGAGCGGCAAACCTTCAACGCAAGGTTCTGAAGCAACTGGTGAACGTTATTTGCCAGAAGCTGCAATTAAAAATTTATCATCATCTGAATATGCGGCATCGACAGCCGCAAAAAGAAAGGCTATAAAACAGGGTAAACAATTTTCAAAACAACCTGAATCCATAGCTAAAAAGACAAAGAAATATAGATGAGTTTCTTACACACACTTAATAAGCAAGAGCGAGACATGCTTCGCACAATAGTGAAGAAAGTCCACCTTGTTCACCATCCAGAGCAATTTTGTACAGATCGTGAAGCTGATAAAGTTATTGCCGTTATTGGGCCAGAGGTCATTGAACGCATGATTAAATTTGGCAAGGATCACAGAGTTGACCAACTTTAAGTATAAACCAGATGGCGAAGTTCTTAAATCGTTTCTTAAAGATGATTCGTTCTTTCGGGGTCTTCGTGGTCCAGTTGGTTCGGGAAAGTCAGTAGGGTGTTGCATTGAAGTCTTTCGCCGCGCCTTGCAACAGGAAAAAAACTCTGAAGGTGTTCGTAAATCTCGATGGGCAATCATTAGAAATACAAACCCACAGTTAAGAACCACCACAATTAAAACATGGTTAGATTGGTTTCCAGAAGAAACATGGGGCAAGTTTCTATGGTCTGTCCCATATACGCATCACATTAAAAAAGCTGACGTTGACCTAGAGGTTATCTTTCTTGCGCTTGATAGGCCAGAGGATGTAAAAAAGCTTTTGTCTCTTGAATTAACTGGCATATGGATCAATGAGGCAAGAGAAATACCAAAGTCAATTATTGATGCGTGTACTATGCGTGTTGGTCGTTTCCCTTCTATGAAAGATGGTGGTTGCACTTGGACAGGTGTGATTGCTGATACTAACGCACCAGAGGAGGATCATTGGTGGCCCATCATGTCAGGCGAAGTTCCAATTCCAGATCACATAACAAAAGAAGAAGCAAGAATGTTGGTAAAACCAGACAATTGGAAGTTCTACACTCAAGCGGCAGGGATGGTAGAAGAGAAGGACGAAGAGGGGAATATCATAGGATATTTGCGAAACGCGAACGCAGAAAACGCAAGCAATATGAGGGAAGACTACTACAAGAACATCGTAATGGGGAAGACGAAAAGTTGGATAGATGTATATGTGATGAACCGCCTTGGAAGTATCAAAGACGGTAAACCTGTGTACCCAATGTTTGCAAGCGATGTGCATGTAGCAAGAGAAGAAATACCTGTTGCCGCCAATGTTCCTATCTATGTTGGGCTTGATTTCGGTCTAACCCCTGCTGGCGTTATTGGACAAAAAGTTAGAGGGCGTTGGCTTATACTTCAAGAGCTGGTTGCTTTTGATATGGGTATTGTGAAGTTTAGCGAATTGCTTAGATTGGAATTAGCTACACGTTATCCAACAAATGAGGTAATTATATTTGGCGACCCTGCTGGTGACTTTCGTGCGCAGACAGATGAATCAACGCCATTTCAAATATTAAGAGGTGCTGGATTAAATGCTCGCCCTGCACCATCAAATGATGTTACATTGCGCTTGGAATCTGTATCTGCACCTCTAGGAAGAATGGTTGATGGTCACTCTGGTTTGTTAATTGATCCAAGGTGCAAAACAATTATCAAAGGTTTTGAGGGTGGATACCAATACAGAAGAATGCAAGTATCTGGCGAAAGGTATGATGATAAGCCAGAAAAGAATCATTTTTCACACATACATGACGCATTACAATATCTAATGCTTGGCAGTGGAGAGGGTAGAGCAATATTAAGGAATCAGGCCATCACACCAAAACCTTTTCAAGCTGGCAGAAACTTTGATGTCTTTACTCGCCAACCTAAAAAAAGACGACAAGGTTTATGGTCTAAAATGTAATTTGTGCGTTGATATGCATAAATGCATTGTGTAGTTGTTTTACAAAGGAGATTTGTTATGTGTTTAGGTAGTGGCCCAAGAACTCCCTCTGTTGATCCAAATGTTGCAATTGAGCGTGAAAATCAAGAGCGTATGGAGCAACAAAAAAAAATGGAAGCAAAAGCAAAAGCCCTTGAGGAAACAGTTGCTAAAAAGAAAAAAGGTTCTGGCGGCATGTCTTTGCTTACAGGGTCTAAAGGTGGCATAGGCTATATTGACGAGACGCTTTAATGCATAAAACAGCGCAACAACTTCTTTCTATGTATGATCGCGCCAAATCTCAGCGAGCATTATTTGAGCCATTGTTTGATGAGTGTTATGAATACGCTCTTCCAATGAGGCAGAGTTTTTATTCTGAAACCCCTGGGCAACGCAGAGATGATCGTATCTTTGATGAAACTGCCGTTGTTGGCGTTCAAGAATTTGCATCAAGATTGCAGTCTGGATTAGTGCCAAACTTTGCTAGGTGGGCAGACTTAATTGCTGGATCTGAGATTCCAAAAGATCAAGCTGACGATGTTAATAATCAGTTAGATGAGGTCACAGAATATGTATTTGAGGTTTTGCAAAACTCTAACTTTGGGCAAGAGGTACATGAAAGCTTTATGGACTTGGCTGTTGGCACAGGTGTCTTGCTTGCGCAAGAAGGTGATGCAATACAGCCGATTCGTTTTAACGCGATACCGCTTCCGTCTGTCGTGCTGGACACTGGTGTCGATGACAAAATTGACCATGTTTATAGAGAAAGAAATCTCAAGGTTTCGGAGATTCTTATTGCGTATCCGAAGGCGACACTTTCCGAAAAACTAATGCGAATGATGCAAACCGCACCTGATTCCAAAGTTAGGTTGATTGAAGTGGTTTGTAAAAATTATGAAAAAATTAACGAAGAAAAACATGATTTCTTTGTTATTGATGCAGAGAATCAAGATATTATTTTCTTTGAGCAGTTTAAAGGTGTTGGCTCAAACCCATATATTTGTTTCCGTTGGTCTAAAGCATCTGGTGAAATTTATGGCAGAGGTCCACTTGTCAATGCGCTTAGTGCAATTAAAACAACTAACCTTACTATTGAGTTGATTCTTGAAAATGCACAGATGTCTATATCTGGCGTTTATCAAATGGATGATGATGGCGTTATAAATACTGACACTATTAATCTAGTCCCAGGGACTATTATTCCAAAAGCAGTAGGATCTGCTGGTTTACAACCAATACGTTCTGCTGGCGACTTTAATGTTGCTAATCTTATCCTTGGTGATATGCGTAATAATATTAAACGTGCATTATACAATGATATGCTTGGCGACCCAAACAGAACACCAGCATCTGCTACTGAAGTTGCAGAAAGAATGGCTGATCTTTCAAGAAGAATTGGTTCTGCTTTTGGCAGATTGCAAGCTGAAATGGTGCAACCAATCTTGCAAAGAGTAGTTTACATTCTTAAAAAACAAGGTAGAATCGAGATTCCAACAATCAATGGAAGAGAAGTAAAAGTTAAATCTGTGTCTCCTTTAGCGCAAGCACAAGCTAATCAAGACATTGCTTCTGTTTCAAGGTTTATTGGTTTGGTTGCAAATACATTTGGGCCAGCTACTTTGAATTTATTAATTAGTTCAGAAGAGGTTGCTGTTTATCTTGCTAAGAAGTTTGGCGTTCCAGATAACTTGGTTAGAGATTCTTTTGAAAGACAGCAGATGATCCAAATGGCACAACAGTTACAACAAGCACAACAAACAGGTGAAATGCCAGATGTCACGACACTTGGGTCTTGACGGTTTTGAAAGAGTAAAATCTGAAGAAGATAAAATCTCTCAAAACTTTACAACATTGTTCAGAACGCCAACAGGCGAAGCTATCCTTAAATATTTACGCTCAATAACAATTGAAGCCGTTAATGGGCCAGCCGTTTCTAATGATGCTTTGCGTCATCAGGAAGGGCAAAGGTATCTTGTTGGCTTAATTGAAAGACGTATTGTTCACGGAGAAAAGGTGAGATCAAATGGAAAGTGAAAACCAAGCAGTAGAAACGCAATCTGAAGAGGCGGTATCTGAGCGTCCAGAATGGTTGCCAGAAAAATTTAAGTCGCCAGAAGAATTAGCAAACTCTTATGCTTCTCTTGAGCAACGTATGGGGCAGGGTGAGGAAGCACTGCGTAATAAGTTAATTGAAGAATTTGAAGCGGCGGCTGTTGAAAACAGACCAGCTTCAGTTGGTGATTATCAATTGCCAGAATCAATTGATCCAGAGTTGGCAACAGACAATGATTTGTTTAATTGGTGGGCTAATCATGCATTTGAAAATGCATACTCACAAGAAGAGTTTGAGGCTGGCATTGCCAAATATGCAGAATTTATTCAAGCAACTCAGCCAGATCTTGATGCAGAAAAGCAGAAGCTTGGTGATAATGCAGATGCAAGAATTGAAGCTGTTGATCTTTGGTCAAACAAATTTTTTCCAGAAGAATACAAAGAAGCTGTACTTCAAATTGGTTCAACAGCAAAAGGCATTGAGGCTTTAGAATTTATTATGCAAAAAATGGGTTCAGCATCTCCTAGCGATGATTCAAAAATTCTACCGCAAACATCTGAAAAAGATCTGCGTTCTATGATGATGGACGATAGATATTGGAATCCAGCAAAGAGAGATCCATCATATGTACAAAAAGTCCAAGAAGGTTTTTCCAAACTCTACCGCTAATGCATTTCATGAAGACGGTGATGTAAAAATATTAAAAGCAACAAGCGAACATGCTTCTTATTTACAACATCGTCTTCGCTCTACTGACATAAGAGAGTGCATGATTCATGGTTCAAGCCCTTGGAGAGCCTTGCATGAGCCGCTTGCAAATCCAGATGCTATAACATGGACAGGTCTTTATAAAGATGAACCTGTTTGCATGTTTGGTTTATCTCCTATTTTATCACATTCTGAAATAAACTGCGGCATTGTTTGGATGTTGGGGTCAAATGTAATTGATGAGAACCCTCTAAAATTTGTTAGAGTTTCTATTAACATGGTTAATTACATGATATCCGTTTATGATACCATTGAAAATGTAGTCCCTTTAGATCATGAGCATACAATTAAGTGGCTGTGTTCATTAGGCTTTATGTTTGCGGAAGAACCAACAATCATAAATGGCTTCTCTTGTTTACGTTTTGTGCGTTGCACAGATTCAATTACCGTGAGATTCCAGTAATATACAGCCTGTTTCTAACGGACAGCCCCATAGGGATAACTGGTTGAAGAGCGAAACGGACAACTGTGCTTTGTAGTGAAACTTTCTTTTTAGGAGCTTAAGATGGCTAATACTATTGACCAAGCCTTTATTAAGCAGTTCGAGACTGAAGTTCACATGGCTTACCAACGCATGGGTTCGAAACTTCGCAACACTGTGCGTACTGTAGGTAATGTGCGCGGAAACATTGTACGTTTCCAAAAAATCGGTGCTGGTTCTGCTTCAACCAAGTCGCGTAATGGCGACATTACTAGCATGGAGCTAGTCCACACTAATGTAGAAGCAACAATGTCT